GCAGATCCCGTAGAAGGCGGGTCTCAATATGTGTTGGTGCTTAATGAGCAACATGAATCTAGGTGGGCTAGACGCCACACTGAAGAACGATCTTTAGACGACGCAGCCCATATCGCTGCGAATACTGCTTCATTCCTTTTGCAGTTGGGGATGAACCCTGACAAAGACGAAGTTGAACAAGACGAGTGGCTCGTTGCCAACCCGCCGCATGAATATGCAAAGGACTCTAACCGCCTGCCAAACGGACTTGATGCTGTCGAGATACTGAAGATCATTGGGTCGTCTATTAGAAACAACGTGATCTACAACATGCCCGAAGACTTCCTTGTAGAGAAAGGTTGCTATAAAGAAGTAAAAGACGAGACGGGCAAATTAACCAAAGTGCCTTACTTAGACATAGATATTGAAGTGTCAGGTAAAAGAATTCGCACTGCTAAACCTAGTGAGAACTACGGGCTTAATCAAAACCCAACTCGTACTAACAAACCACCAATTCCCCCACAAGATATTTACTCTAGTAGAGTAGCCCTAAAGTTAGCGGCGCTTCTTAATGAGTACGATAAGCAGATTGTTCAAGATTCTGTACAACTAAGAACCTACATTACAAATAAACTTATTGAGATTTCTAACTGCGGCAATACCAAAGACGAGCTAAGAGCGTTAGAATTATTAGGTAAGCATTCAGATGTTGGGTTGTTTGTTGAAAAGACAGAGATTAGTGTGGTAAATACTACTCCGGCTGCTTTGGAACATGCGATTAAAGATAAGATCAACAGACTGCTAGGCTACGCTAATATCGAAATGGCAGATGGTGAATTCACTGAGGCGGTTAATAGAGAACCCGTGGAGCTTGAAGTAGATTCAGATGATGGATTCCCCGAATACAGACTCTCCATCGACGAAGAAGACGAAGATTCCGAAGAAACCCCTTAAGGAACCTAAGCCGGATTACAATTTGAACGCTCAAGAGCTACAAGCAATTCTTTCTCTGCTGCCAACACTGCCGGAAGCGGAGATGCGTTCTCTATTATTAGACTTGGAACGGTACGAGCAGGCTGTAGAACGAGAAAAAGCCCACGATGACTTCCTAGTTTTCGTGAAAAGGATGTGGCCGGGATTCATTTCCGGCAGACACCACAAAATTATGGCCCGTGCCTTTGAGCGCGTTGCCAAAGGCGAGATAAAACGCCTCGTTATTAATATGCCACCCCGGCATACCAAGTCAGAATTTGCTTCATACCTCCTTCCGGCATGGTTTTTGGGCAAATTTCCCGAGAAAAAGGTCATTCAAACGTCTCACACTGCCGAATTGGCGGTAAATTTCGGTCGAAAAGTCCGAAATTTGGTGGACGAAGAGGGTTATCGCAACATTTTCCCCGAAACAGTGCTCCAAGTGGACTCAAAAGCGGCGGGGCGATGGAATACCAGCAAAGGCGGGGACTATTTCGCTATCGGTGTCGGCGGCGCGGTCACTGGGAAGGGTGCTGATCTGCTGATTATTGACGATCCGCACTCGGAACAGGAAGCCACCATTGCCGAAACCAACCCCGAGGTCTACGACAAGACGTATGAGTGGTACACCTCAGGCCCAAGACAGCGTTTGCAGCCGGGGGGGTCTATCGTCATTGTGATGACCCGCTGGTCTAAGCGGGATTTGACCGCTCAGGTGTTGAAAGCGGCGGCATTGCGGGATGGTGAAGAGTGGGAGGTCATCGACTTTCCGGCCATTATGCCCAGTGGCAACCCCCTGTGGCCTGAGTTCTGGCCGTTAGAAGAGTTAGCAGTTCTAAGAAATGAGCTTCCCCACTCCAAGTGGATGGCTCAGTACATGCAAGACCCAACGTCTGAAGCAAGTGCTATCGTTAAGCGTGAGTGGTGGCAAGTATGGGAGAAAGACGACCCGCCGAACTGCGAGTTTGTGCTGATGTCGTGGGATACGGCGTTTGAAAAGCATAACCGTGCCGACTATTCCGCTTGCACAACTTGGGGGGTATTTTACCGGGACGACGACGGTTCTGATTGGGAGGTCAGTAAAGCCGACCGGGGCAAGCCGCAGGCGCATATTATTCTGCTGAATGCGTTCCGGGATCGGATGGAGTTCCCGGAGTTAAAGCGTGTAGCAATAGAACAGTATCGATCTTGGGAACCTGATGGGGTGATTATTGAAAAGAAAGCCTCAGGTGCGCCTTTGATTTATGAGATGCGTGCGATGGGTATCCCCGTGCAAGAGTTCACACCGACTAAAGGTAATGACAAAATATCCCGACTTAATGCGGTGTCGGATATATTTGCGTCTGGTAGAGTATGGATACCAGAAACTAGATGGGCAGAAGAAGTAGTAGAAGAAGTAGCTTCGTTCCCTGCGGGTGACCACGACGACTACGTTGACTCGGTGTCGATGGCGTTAGCACGTTTTAGGCAAGGTGGCTATATTAGGACTACACTAGATGAGCCGGATGAGGACATCTCAGTACGCTATCGCAATCCGAACAGAAAACCGTATTACTAAGGAGCCGTAAATGGGCGACGATGAAATTCAGATTGAGGTCGAGATCGTAGACGACGGTTCCACCCTGCCGGGGGAAGATAGCGCCATGCCCTCCGGTGCCGAGTTTGCCCTTGCGGAGCTTCTTGGGGAGCCCATGATCGACGAGGAAGATCCCGAAGTTGAAGACTTTTATCGGAATTTAGCCGAAGATTTTGACGATAAAACGCTCTCCACCATTGCAGGGGATCTTCTAGATTCTTTTGATGGTGACACCGCGTCGCGCAAGGACTGGTTGCAGACCTACATCGACGGGCTTGAACTGCTTGGGTTGAAGATTGAGCAGCGGACTGAGCCGTGGAACGGCGCGTGCGGGGTGTTCCATCCCCTGCTGTCGGAGGCGCTGGTTAAGTTCCAAGCCGAGACCATCATGGAGACGTTCCCGCCGAGCGGGCCGGTGAAAACGACCATCATTGGGAAGGAGACGCCGGAGAAGAAGCAGGCGTCGGTCAACGTCGCGGCGGATATGAACTTCCAGTTGACGGAGGTGATGACCGAGTACCGCCCCGAGCATGAGCGGATGTTGTGGGGTCTGGGCTTGAGCGGCAATGCGTTCAAGAAAGTGTACTACGACCCAGCAATCGAGCGGCAGATTTCTCTGTATGTCCCGGCGGAAGATTTAATTGTGCCCTACGGTGCATCTAACTTGGACACTGCCGAGCGCGTCACCCATGTGATGCGGAAGTCCAAGAACGAGGTCATCAAGCTGCAAGCCAGTGGGTTCTACCGGGACGTTGACCTTGGTGAGCCGACCAAAGGCAACCTTGATGAGGTGGAGAAGAAGATCGCGGAGAACATGGGCTTCAGTGCCACCTCTGACGACCGCTTCAAGATTCTTGAAATTCACGTTGACCTTGACCTGTCGGAGTACGACGAGACCGATCCGGAAGCAGGCGACGAAGAGATGGAAATGGGTGGTATTGCACTACCTTATGTTGTGACTATTGAGAAGAGCACTGAGACCGTCCTAGCTATTTACCGCAACTGGGCACCGGATGATGAGAAAAAACTTAAGCGAGAACACTTTGTACACTACCCATATATCCCCGGCTTTGGATTTTATGCGTTTGGTCTTGTACATCTTCTTGGCAGCTTTGCTAAGTCCGGCACTTCTCTTATACGTCAACTTGTGGACGCTGGGACACTATCTAACCTCCCCGGCGGCTTTAAGACCCGAGGAATGCGAATCAAGGGAGACGACACCCCCATCTCCCCCGGAGAGTTCCGCGACGTAGACGTTGCGTCTGGCACCATCAAGGACAACATCATGACGCTCCCGTACAAGGAGCCGTCGCAAGTCCTCTTCTCTTTGATGCAGAACATCGTGGAAGAAGGGCGGAAGTTCGCCAGCACCACCGACCTCAACGCCTCGGACATGTCGGCACAGGCTCCGGTAGGCACCACGCTGGCTATCCTTGAGCGCAGTCTGAAGGTGATGTCGTCAGTCCACAGCCGCGTGCATTACGCGATGAAACGCGAACTTCGGTTATTGGCAGCGATCATCCGGGATTTCACTCCTGACGAGTACGACTACGAGCCGGAAGAGGGTGGTAAGAAGGCCAAAAAAGCTGACTACGACATGGTGGATGTTATCCCCGTGTCCGACCCCAACGCCTCGACGATGGCGCAGAAAGTCACGCAGTGGCAGGCGGTGATGCAGTTGGCGCAGGGTTCGCCGCAGATTTATGACCTCCCAGAACTTCACCGGCAGATGCTTGAGGTGCTAGGGGTTAGAGGGATTGCGAAAATTATTCCGACTGAGGACGACCAGAAGCCGACAGATCCAATTACGGAAAACATGCGGATTCTTGCGGGCAAGCCGGTTAAGGCGTTCATGTACCAAGACCATGAAGCGCATATCGCCGCTCACCAAGGGATGGCGCAAGACCCGCAAGTGTTGGAGCTAATTAACAACACCCCTGCGGCACAAACTATTGCAGCGGCGGGCGCGGCGCATGTGGCTGAGCATCTTGGGTTCTTGTATCGCAAACAGATTGAGGAACAGTTGGGCGTGCCTCTGCCACCGCCGGATGAGCCGTTACCGGAAGATGTTGAAGTGCAATTGTCTCGCATGGTTGCCCAAGCGCAAACACAACTAACCCAGAAGAAACAAGCCGAAGCTGCTCAGGCGCAGCAGCAGCAGCAAGCCCAAGACCCGTTGAACATCATTCAGCGTGAAGAATTGGAGTTGCGTAAACAAGAAATGCAGCTTAAGGCCCAAAACCAACAAGCAGAACTCCAGCTTAAGACCCAAGGGCAGCAGGCAGATATTCAAATTCAGCAAGCTAAATTGGTAATTGAAGCGAATAAAGTTGACGCCCAGAAACAATTGGAAGGGGCTAAAATTACCCACGCAGAGCGCGAAAAGTACCAAGATCGTATGCACCAGACCACACAGAAATTAAACGACCAAGTGCAAACTCCTCAACAGGCCCAAACGCCTAAGAAAGAGAGTAAAAAATGACTGTAATAGACTTAATTTTGCAAGAAATTGAGAAAAAAGTTCTCATAACGCAGGAAGATTTGGGGGCTGGCGCAGCCAAAGATTTTGCGGAATATCGGTATGTATGTGGGTGTTTGAATGGATTGTTGGCGGTAAAACGCTATGTCGAAGACCTTAATAATAGTTTGGAGAATGATTAATGAGTGACGAGCAACAGGCAACACAATTGCCTACCCCCACAGGCTACAAAATCCTGTGTGCAATCCCTGAGATCGAAGCAAAGTTCGATAGCGGGCTCCTCAAAGCGGAGAAAACGGTCAAAGACGAGGAGTTGATGACCACGGTGCTGTTTGTGATCAAGCTGGGGCCGGATTGCTATTCCGACACCTCACGCTTCCCGACCGGCCCGTACTGCCAAGAAGGGGATTTTGTGCTTGTACGACCCAATGCTGGGTCGCGTCTTAACATCCACGGGCGTCAGTTTCGCATCATCAACGACGATAGCGTCGAAGGTGTTGTCGATGACCCGCGTGGCATTAGTCGTTCTTAAGGAGATACATCATGGCAACTGACAAGAATGTGGCCGAGTTGGAAGACGATTTTGAAATTGAAGTTGAAGACGACACCCCGGAGGAAGACCAAGGCCGGGAGCCGATGCCGGATGATATTGTCAAAGCCCTTGACGACGATGAGCTTGAGAATTTCTCCAAGGAAAAAGCCAAGCAACTGAAGAAAGTCTGGCACGACGAGCGCCGTGCTAAAGAAGCGGCGTTGCGCGAGCG